TGTGGAAGGGTCGGCCTGCTATCATGGACTTTAAACAAAGCAACAAAGTTAAAAAGCGTGAATATATTGATGATTATTTTGTACAGTTGGCGGCCTATGCACAGGCACACAATGCCACACACAGCACTGAAATCAATACCGGGATAATTTTGATGGCAGTACAGCCTCGATTACAGCCAGATCAGACATATTCCACGCCGGAATACTTGGAATTTGTTATTGAAGGTGACGAATTTGATCACTGGACCAACGAGTGGACCAAGAGGGTAGAGCAGTATTACCGAACAAACTAAATGCCCGTCGTTCAGATAAATAACTATATGGTAATATATAAAGTTATTAATAAGTTAAACGGCAAATGGTACATTGGCAAAGATGCGGCAAATCGACCTTACTATTACGGATCTGGCGTTGCAATTAAAAATGCCATTGGCAAGTACGGGAAAGAAAATTTTGAAAAGACTATCCTAGAAACTTGTAATAATAAAGAGCATTTATCGGAAAGAGAAAAATTCTGGATAGCAACTACAGATGCCACAAACGACTCAACAAGCTACAATCTAGCTAGTGGTGGCGAAGGTGGCGATTTGAGTAGATACATAGATTATTCTGCAAGAAAAGCAGGGGATAGATTTGCCGGAAGGCAGGTCTGGTATAACTCATTATCGGATATTGCAAAACAATCTATGCACCACGCCCAAGCACTCAAGAGGACAAAAGGATGGTATGTTAGTACTACAACAAACCCTACCGAAACTTATGTGCAAAATATCAGTAAATGGTGTGAGTTAAATAAGGTCGATAAGTCAATGCCGTCGTCCCTTAACAACCCTAACAGCCATTTATTTCAAAAACAAACAAAAGGTTGGCGTATACGTAGAGCAGATATGCCTTTGCTTGGTCCTTATGAAAATAACCGTGGAAAAGTAATCAAAGACAACGGATGTCTAGGAAAAACTTGGACTATTGTTAATGATAAACGGGTTTGGCGCAATAAATAATATAATTAAAGGAATACATCGTGGCAGTTATCCAAATCTCAAGAATTCAACACAGACGCGGTTTAGAATCAGATTTACCCAATTTGGCATCAGCTGAACTGGGATGGAGTGTAGACACACGCAAACTTTACATCGGTAATGGTACAATCGAAGAAGGCGCACCAAGCCTTGGTCGAACTGAAATATTAACTCAGTATAGTATCATTGATTTTCAGACAACATTTACGGCCAACATTATTGCACTACAGAGTAATCTTGTCCTGGTTAACGGCAATGTAACGGCACTATCAACTCGCGTAAGCACCCTAGAAAGTGGATCGCTTTTATCTACTTCTGTTAATTTACTAGCCGGAGCATCTGCAGCCACTATAACAACTATAACAGCAAACAATTCAGTAATTAACTATACCATGGGACAAGGTTCTTCGGTTAGGACTGGTTCTATTACTCTAAGTCGATCAGCCAGCACGGTCAGTTTTACTGAAGAATACACAGAGACGGTAGACACAGATGTTGTGTTTACAATGAATGCCAATGCAACCACCGCAAGTTTAAATTATACAGCAACAACAGCTGGTAATTTACAATACAGAATTAGTTCATTTAATTAAAACATAGTCCAATGTGGAAACTCAATCCTGCCGAGAGACTGTCTCGGTGGCGTGAACTTCGAAAAACTCTTGATGGTATGCCTCTCGACCAAGCAATCGACTTGGTTGCAGAATTTTGGTGTTCTTGTCCGTACAACGCCTACTACTTGGATCCAGATAAGCCACACAATTGGCCTGATCCTTGGACACTAGTGGAAGAAAATTATTGGTGTGACCTTGCAAAAAGTCTTGGAATGCTGTATACTATAAAACTTACAATACACAACCCCGAAGTAGAAATACGAGTATATAATGATACTGAATCCAGAGTACAATATAATTTAGTTTGGATTGAGCAAGGAAAATATATACTTAATATGAGTGATCAAGCGGTAGTAAATAAAGCACAAGTTAACAAATTAATAATCCATAAATGTTATGGGCCAACAGAATTAAAATTAGACAGTTACTGAGAGGAATCAATGAGTCAAATACAAGTCACCAAGCGAGATGGTCGTCGGGAACCACTGGATCTAGAAAAACTACACCGGGTTGTTTTCTGGGCCACAGAAGGTATAACAGGAGTTAGCGCCAGTGAAGTTGAAATCAAAAGCCATATACAATTTTATAATGGCATCAAAAGTACCGACATTCAAGAAACACTGATTAAAAGTGCGGCAGATTTAATATCTGAAGATACACCCAATTATCAATATGTAGCCGGACGGTTACTTACATATCATATACACAAACAGGTCTATGGTGGTTACAAACCGTGGCCCTTGCTACGGTTGATTAAAAGAAATACAGATATTGGCTATTATACACCGGAGTTATTGGCCAACTACACAGAAGATGAAATAGTTCAACTTGATACTTACATCAAGCATGAGCGTGATGAAACATTTACTTATGTGGCAATGGAGCAGTGGCGCGGCAAGTACCTGGTACAAAATCGCGTCACCAATGAGATTTACGAAACTCCGCAAGTGGCCTATATGATGATAGCCGCAACCTTGTTTATGGCCTATCCCCGAACTACTAGACTACAATGGGTAAAGGATTACTATGATGCAATCAGTACTTTTGATATCTCTTTACCTACCCCTGTTATGGCTGGTGTACGAACACCGCAAAAACAATTCAGCAGTTGTGTTCTTATTGAGTCTGATGATAGTCTGGATTCCATTAACGCTACTGCCGCAAGTATTGTCAAGTATGTTAGCCAAAAAGCCGGAATCGGAATTGGTGCAGGCAGTATTAGAGCCCTTGGCAGCCCTATTCGTAGCGGTGATGCATACCATACTGGTGTTACTCCCTTCTTAAAACTATTTCAAGCCGCAACTCGCAGTTGCAGTCAGGGTGGTGTACGCAATGGTGCCGCCACTGCTTATTATCCACTATGGCATTTAGAAATTGAAGACTTGTTGGTACTAAAGAACAATAAAGGCACAGAAGAAAATCGTGTGCGTCAAATGGATTATGGTGTTCAGTTTAATAAACTCATGTATGAACGATTGATAACAGGTGGAGACATTACTTGTTTTAGTCCGCATGATGTTCCGGAAATGTATAATGCATTTTTTAACGATCAAGATCGTTTTAAAGAGTTATATGAAAAGGCCGAGCGTAATACTAAATTGCGTAAGAAAACATTCAGAGCCGCGGACTTGTTTAGCCGGTTTATGACTGAGCGTAAAGATACAGGCCGCATCTATTTGCAAAATGTAGATCATGCCAACACACACAGCCCATTTAAGGAAAAGATTGCTCCAATTAAGATGAGCAATTTATGCAGTGAAATTGACTTGCCAACAGTACCACTCAATGATATTCGGGATGAAAATGGTCGTATTGCATTGTGTACACTCAGCGCACAAAATTGGGGTAATGTTCGATCCCCCCGAGATTTTGAGCGTATGTGTACATTGAGTGTTCGTGGATTAGATGCGTTACTCAGTTATCAGAATTATCCTGTTCGAGCCGCTGAACTATCAACACAAGAATACCGCCCACTGGGTAACGGTATTATTAACTTTGCTTACTTTTTGGCCAAACATGATATTAGTTACAGTGATCCAAAAGCATTAGCATTAGTAGATGAATATGCAGAAGCCTGGAGTTATTATTTAATTAAAGCCAGTGCTGATCTTGCCGTTGAGCAGGGACCATGCCTTGCCTGGAAAAATTTAAAGTATGCAGACGGCCTATTGCCAATCGATACACGAAAGCAAGAAGTGGATGAATTAGTGCCACATCAAGAGCGCATGCCGTGGCGTGCCTTGCGTGAGCAAATTCTCAACACAGGCATTCGCAATGCCACTTTGATGGCATTAATGCCTGCAGAGACCTCAGCACAGATAAGTAATGCTACTAACGGAATAGAACCACCTAGAAGTTATGTAAGCATTAAACAAAGCAAACATGGCGTATTACGACAGGTTGTACCAGAGTATCGTAAATTGAAAAACAAATATGAACTATTGTGGGATCAAAAGAGTCCAGAAGGATATCTAAAAATTTGTGCAGTATTGCAAAAATATATTGATCAAGGTATCAGTACCAACACTTCGTATAACCCTAAGTTTTACGATGATGAAAAGATCCCCATGAGTGAAATGCTCAAGCACTTGATCATGTGCTATAAATATGGAACTAAGCAATTATACTATTTTAACACCAATGACGGCCAGGGCGAAATTGATGTTGACAAAATAGGTGAAAAACAAACTCTCCCTATGGCAGAAACAATTGAAAATCAAGAGGATTGTGACTCATGCATAATTTAAACGAATATAACCAAGAAGAATTTGAAGAACAGTTTAGTAAAACTGAGATGTTCCAAAAACTTGAAAAAGATTTTGATACTCTGATATGGGACAAACACACCATGCCCTTTAACATATACCCTACACTACGACAAGCCCTTGGTCTACGCATTTGTACGGTAACTAGTTTTTACTACCTGCAGTACATATTAGAAAAAACCCCCGACAGCATTTTTGACATTGGCTGTGGTTGGAATATGTTTAAAAAGTATGTTCCGCAAATTGTGGGCATATCCCCTGATGTGGAAGGAGATCCAAATTATTATGGCGATAGTCATGATTTCTTTGATCAAAATTTTGTTATGTACAACGAAGGACAATTCGAGTCGGCTATAAGTATCTGTTCTTTGCATTATAGTCCGTTGTCACAGGTCAAAGAAATAGTTGAAAATTTTGTATCCATTGTTAGCCCTGGCGGTCGTGGTTATATTGCCCTGGATTTGGCACCCATGTTGCAGAGAGAAGATGCTGAGGTACTAGATGGTTTGTTTGGTACTCCTGATCCTTCATATTATGAAGTTGACGACTATGTTAGAGATCAACTGAGTAACTTGCCTTGTAAGTATTTGGTATTTGATCTTGACTCCATGGAGTACATGAATGAACTTGATGGTACTGTTAGGATCGTATTTGAAAAAACATAAGGATAACATAGTGGTATGAGTGTATTCAATATTAACAATAATAAAAAACATACTGAGGCCCTGGCCTTTTTAGACCCCAGTGGGTCAGTAACACTACAACGATATGAGACACTGAAGTACAGACAGTTTGACAAACTAACTGACAAGCAGTTGGGATTTTTTTGGAGGCCTGAAGAAGTTGATGTCATGCGTGACAGCAAAGACTTCAAAGAGTTAACAGAATTTGAACAGCATATTTTTACCAGCAACTTAAAAAGACAAATTCTATTGGATAGCGTACAAGGACGCAGTCCTAATCTGGCGTTCTTACCCTTTGTTTCGATTCCGGAGTTAGAGACCTGGATACAAACTTGGGCATTTAATGAAACCATCCATAGCCGCAGTTATACTCACATTATTCGCAATGTATACTCAGACCCCGGTAGAATTTTTGACGAACTCATGGACATTGAGCCCATCGTTAATTGTGCCAAAGACATTAGCAAATACTATGATGATGTGATTGAGTACGGTGGTTATTATAACCTATTGGGCGCAGGCACACATGTCATTAACGGCCGAGAACTAGTGATTGACACATACCAACTCAAGAAGAAACTATGGCTTGCTATCAATAGCGTAAACGCACTAGAAGGTATTCGCTTCTATGTTTCGTTTGCCTGCTCTTGGGCCTTTGCTGAGCTCAAGAAGATGGAAGGCAATGCCAAGATTATTAAATTAATCTGCCGTGACGAGAATGTCCACTTGGGTAGTACTCAGATGTTGATCAAATTGTTGCCCGGCGATGATCCTGCGTTTGCCGAACTCAAACAAGAAACAAAAGCTGAATGTGAAGCAATGTTTTTAAAGGCCGCAGAACAGGAAAAAGCATGGGCTAAATATTTGTTTAAGGACGGATCAATGATTGGACTCAATGAGCAATTATTGGGACAGTATGTTGATTGGTTGACTTGCAAGCGTATGACAGCAGTAGGATTGGATTGTGGTATGAAGCCCGGATCTAATCCCCTACCGTGGACTGCTAAATGGATTGCAGGCGCAGAAGTACAAGTGGCACCGCAAGAAACTGAAATCAGCAGTTATGTAGTGGGTGGTACAAAACAAGATGTCGACAACGACACATTTAAAGGTTTTAGTTTATAATGATAACAGTTTATTCAAAAAGTAATTGCCCGTTTTGCGATCGGGCTAAAAGTCTATTAGAGAGTCGTGGTGTAGAATATACCACAGTCAGCATCGAAGAAGATTCGGATGCAAGACAACATCTGGTAGACTTGGGCCTGCGTAGTGTTCCGCAGATATTCAATGGCACAACTCTTGTTCCGGGTGGTTACCAAGGCATCGCTGGCAAAGGCGAAGAGTTTTGGGCAGAACTAAGGGTATAACATGCTAGTAACAAATCAACAATATGCCGCAGGCGACATAGCAAGTTTTAAAATGGTCAACGGTGACGAGCTAGTAGCCAAGGTTGTGGAAGAAACAGGCGAAGGCTTCAGTGTTGCCAGTCCCTGTACGGTCATGCCAAGTCAACAAGGTATAGGCTTGATTCAGAGTTTATTCAGTGCCGAACAAGATGCCAAGGTATTTCTAAGTAGGCAACATGTCATGTTCCATGCCGAGTCTCTAGAACAAATGAAATCGCACTATATCAAAACCACAACAGGTATTGATGTTGCACCAAAACAAAAGATCATAGTATAACATGGCCGTACCTTCGTTACTCGGTGATGCAACTGCCAAGGGCGAAAGCGTAGCAGGCCCTGGAGCAAGTACAGTCACGATTGAAGGCAAACCACCAACACTGGTATCAAGCGACAAAACAGATCACGGCGAAACTGTTACGGGTCCGGGATCCAGTACTGTAACCATTGAAGGTAAAGCATTGAGTTTTGTTGGAGATACTACCACAGTATCAGTTAAAAAAAATCGCAGAGAGTTTTGGGGACCAGGTCCCATCACAGGCCCGGGCGCCGCAACAGTAACGGTAGGATCGTGATATGACTCCGTCATTGATGATCTCAGCGTCAAATCTACTTGGCAATGTTGGCCTGCAACCCAATGCCATTATGACCTCGGCTATGACCACTATCAGCACCAATGGTCTAGTCAGCAACTATTCAAATCTACAACCTGGAACCACACACGGCAATACCCTGTCTGCTAGAGGATGGACAGTAACTAACTTATACTTGCCCTTGTATATTGCTAACGCTAACACAACAATTTCCACGGTGTCATCACACTACAATAAAATGTTGCCCAGCATTGGCAACGGCCTATACGATATCACAAAGTTTACTGCTATACTATCACAAGCCGGTGCATTTGTTACAGCAAGTCTAGCAACACAGACCATGTTGGAAACTTTTTATGATCAAACATTTGATGATCTGGGTATCAGTGTTACAAATCACAGTAGCGCAGTTGCTAATGGACTTAGTAACATCTTCGGCACTGATGCACAAATGGCCACATTAAGCAATGGCATTCGCCGCTTTGGTACTGCCTATGATGTTAAAAATCTAAACAAATTAGGCGACCCTGCAACATTTATACAGAATCTAATAGACTATGGCTTTGCAGAAACGCAGAAATCCGATTATATAATCGGTGGTTACTTATTGCCTACCACTTGGAGAACAGATGACGCCAATACACTACTTATATTCTTATCAAGTATCAAAGGCGACACACTAAACAAAATTATTTCTCAAACAGGCCTTAGACCAAATTCTACCATAACAGATTTAAGTCAATTGCTTGACTTGAGTAAGATCTTTAATAGTGCAGAGCTGGCAGTTGTTCCCGGTGGTGACTTTGCAGGCTTGGCCAATGAGTTCATTAACTTAGGCGGCAGATTTAAATCTTTTACAGAAGTTGCTGATTTATTAAACAACATTGAAGTTCCTGTCCTCACTTACTTGGATGCCTATACTGATATTATATCAGATTCTGATTATGCCAATTTGTCTGCTTCTATAGGTACAGGTACAGGCAGTCTAGGTAACCCAACTATAACAGATGTTATGGGTTCTATAGCAGGAGTTACCCACAGTACGGCACTTACAACCATCAGCAGTTGTTTAACCACAGCAGAGTCTGACACAGCAGGTACAGCCCTTAACGCAAATTTAGCAAATGTCATTACACAATGTGCAACCGGCCTAGCCAGCAAAATTGATAATGCATTTGTGGCGCTTTGGTCGGCGGCCAATACCTTCAACACCACAACAGCACTCAGCTCAACGGCCACCACAGGAAATTCTGCTGTCACTGCCATGCAATCTCAAGTGACAACTGAATTGAATAATTTATTATTGGCGGGAATACAACTGGACGACATAACCCCAGCCGGAGTTACCGGTATTTTGAGCATGGTTAATAATTTACATGACTATGGAGTTGATAGTCAGGGACTAAATTATGCCACACTTTTTGAAGGATGCCGCCAGAGCAATGCTGGTGGCGATGCCATTCATGCCGCTCTGGTTGAGGGAAGAAATCTGTTGGTGCAGTCTCGCAACTCGTTGCTGATTGGTACAAAATACAAAAAATAAATGGGCATTAACTGCCCATATTACTTGCTTTTCTACGAAAAAAACGCTATAATATACTCAGTCATTGGGTTATAGTAGTCGTTTACCCCAAGACTTAATGGGTTATATAAAACTACACACCTATAGAAGGAGGTAAAATATGATGACACTCATGTCTCGTATCAACCAAGACCTTTTAGCGGCATTCACTACAATGCTGTTGAAATTTTTAGGTTTAATGTTAATTGCCGCTGTACTGGTACAGGTAGTCAATATTAAATTCGAAAACCTAAGGGAAGGCTCAGAAGCTTACCGTCAAGGTTTCGTCAGTACAGCAGATCGTACTCGTCAGTTGGATTGTTTGACCAGGAACATCTATTGGGAAGCCGCAAGTGAGCCGTTTGAAGGCAAAGTTGCTGTGGCTCAAGTTACCATGAACCGAGTTACATCAGGTCGATTTGGCGAAGGAGTATGCGGAGTGGTATATCAACAGAACAATTACCTTGGCAAAATAGTTTGCCAATTCAGCTGGGTCTGCGAAGCCACACACAAAATCCGACCCATATATCCTGCACTTTATCGAGAAAGTGAAGAAGTGGCAAAGAAAGTGTTGCTAGAAAACTTTGGACTTAGTACAATGCGTGATGCACTTTACTTCCATGGCGATTATGTCAGTCCCAACTGGGGCAAGAAGAAAATTAGCCAAATTGGCCGCCATATTTTTTACAAGGACTAAGCAATGAAATTTCCTGACATGAATCTATTCACTGTGGCCAAAGTTAAATTCAACATCATCAAGTTTTTTGAAGATCATTTTGGTAAAATCTCAGCAGACACCCTGGGTTGGTTGGCCGCAATAGTGATACATTGTGCCACAGTTCCCAGTTTGTTGGCTCTGTTGACCGGGCTCAGTGATCGCACTCCAGGACTGGACATTGTGCTGTTCATGTGGGCCGGACTTGTACTGCTGTTTGGCCGTGCAGTGATTCTCAAAGACACCCTGAATATTGTCACAATCGGAATTGGGTTTATTGCTCAAGCAACCATAATGGCAATGATACTTTTTAAGTAAATAATAATAACAAGGAGGACAGACATGTCCAAGGTCACGCGAGAGTCGGAAGAAGAAATTGACGAATTTCTTAATGAAGTAGATTGGGCAGACGAGGACTATGCTTTTATTATTAGCCCCGATGGCAAATTAAAAAGCGTATTGTTACCCGAAACTGGATCCTTTACTGCACCTAAAAGTGTACAAAGAATATTGAAAATATTTGGGGTCAGGGACATAGACGACATTGACAATGACGCAACTCTGCACTAAAAGTAATACTAAAGTACTACATAAAAAGTACTACTTTTAGGGCTCAAAAAGTACTACTTTTGTAGTACTTTTTTTATGGCCGAAATTTGTCCGAAAAAGGAATCATTGCTATAATACTTGTATGGAACTTAAAAAGCAACCCCGAAAAAGACGCCAAGATACCAAGCATGTCGTTTACTGTATTACCAATACAACAACAGGCCAACAATACATTGGTATTACAGTTTGCGGACAACAAGTTCGTAAAGCTCTAAAAGTGCGTATGCAGAAACATGTACGCCGTGCAGTTACAGAAAACAAAGATTGGGCTTTGTGTAAGTCAATTCGCGAATACGGCACATTGGCTCACACTTACGGCATTGTGGAGTTTGTGCGTGGACGCAAGCCTGCTCATGCTCGTGAGCGTGAATTGATTGCCGAATTTAATCCTGCTCTGAACAGCCACTAAGGAACACACAATGGAATTCCATGTTGAAGCAGGCCCCAAGACTCGACGATTTATTGAAGCGGTACTGCCCAGTATGCTGACCCAACTTGGGTTGGACAGTAGCCGTAAATTTTTAATGATTAAAGTAGATCGTGATCTCAAAGACCACGGCACCACAGTGCCAATGACAGGCATAGATACCGTTTTGGTTGTGTTAAAGCCCAAACGCAATTGCCTGGAATTGGGAGTAACACTTGCACATGAATTGGTGCATGTGCGTCAAATGGCCAAAGGTATATTAAAGATAACACCACGAGGTAAAAAATGGTGTGGCAAGTTCTACTCAAGACGCACTCCGTATTTGGATCAACCCTGGGAACAAGAAGCCTTTGCACGACAGGAAATTGTGTTCCGTAGAGCCATTGACTAACAATGGCATCTATTGTACAATAGCACTATGAAGAAACAAAATCTTTTTATTCTTAGTTGGGACAACACCGGACTTGAAGCCTGTGTTGACATTACACAAGACCGTGATCGCTCAGAAACATTTGAACAAGAAAAACTGTTCGACATAATCCGCGATCCAGACACAGTACCACGCAATGAACACCTGGTAAAAGTCAACCAAATGGTTGGTATGATGATCATGCGAGCCCGAAAAAACCCACAGCGACATTACGAAATTTATACAGTAACAACAGACCGTGGTATTACTCAACAAGATTTGCGTGACCTGTTTGAGTCCACACCGCAGACAGCGGCCGACATGATTCGTGAGCGTGGCAACCAGTTGTACAGCGACCGAGCCAACCAGAAACATATTTTAATCACCTAAGGAGCAAGTATGAACAAGAAACGCCAAATGAGCTATGACCGATTCAATGTTGTACCCACCAACAACACCAGTCTGTATGCCATTAAGAATACACACTATGTATTCCGTCCGGCAGATAAAACAGCAGACGACACCGACATGGATTTAACTCAAGCCCGTGCAGTTATAGACTTTATCAAAGGTCTGTGATGCTCAATTGGGTATTGGTTGTTGTATTGTTGTCTCCGGGATCCAATAATGGTCCTATCAAGGATTATCAAGTGGTCGAGCATTATCGAACCAAACAGGATTGTGTATCTGCTAAACAACCCAATACCACTGCTCGACAATATGTTTGTTTACCAGTGGATAGGAATTAGAATGAAATTACATTACACCTGCTCAAAATGTAAACTGTTACTGGAAGCAACAGAAGAGTATTTTTTTCCTAGCGGTCTCAAGAAGGTTGCTAAAAATTTGAATCAACTTGCTATTCCCCAATGTAAATCCTGTGCCAAACAATATGCCACACAATGGCGTAGCGCAATAAAGGCCAAAGGACTAGTTCGTAGTCAAAAAACTACATTGGTCATGGCAGGTGCTGTTACTGGAACCATTTATGTTATAGGTCCAGATATCCCAGGAACACCTTATAAAATTGGAATAACTTCGGGATCAAACACAGATAAAAGAAAAAGATCTTTACAGACAGCGCATTGGTTGGATCTTAAATTAGTTTGGAAATCAGACTTGCTGAACCGAGTAGATATTATTGAAAAAAAATTACACAAGCATTTTGAAAAAAAATGGGTAAGAGGAGAATGGTTTAATATTACAAAAAACGATATTACCGATATCTCACGATTGATAAAACAGTTTGGAGTTGCAGAATGAAAGAAACAATTGGTTTCATAGTTATTGCAATCGTTGCATTATACGCCAATTGGACCACAGTGGGTTCAGACAACGAACTCTCTGAATTAGATAAGTTAAGAAACTCTCGTGGTTTTCTAATTAGGATCGGAGTGGAAGAATGATGGAATTTGATACTTGGTTAACAGAAGCCGACATTGAACGCCTGTGGGCAGTATGTCACAGCACACTTCCAGAAATATATGCATCTGCTGAAGAAATTGATGAATTTGCTAGATTGGTAACTCATACTGCCATGCTTAAGGTTGCTGGTGAAGAATACTTACAAGCAGTAGTGCAGTAAACACCGCCCCGGCGGGTGGTCTTTTGGCTAAATATCCTATACAGGGACAAATATGGCCAATATCACCATTACAGTACAGAGCTTGTTAAACACAGCCGTTTATGACAGCTACACCATCGACAATGGTCAGACCGTGGCACAGTTAAAAACAGCCATCAACACAGCCCGTGGGTTTAATTCTACTTGGTACGACATATCTAAGGCAGAAACCATTTTGACGGAATCTGCCACACTTGCTAGTTTGAGCATCATCACTGGCACAGCACTAAGAACACACAACAAGATTGGCAGATTGGCTTCTAGAGAAATTAGACAAAAAGCCAAATTAGATTTGGCCGCACTAGACCGGGCGGCATCAAGCAAACCAAGAGCCACTTATGACCTTACATCATTGCCCACACAATTTGCGGGCAACTCTATCGTGGACAATCCCAATGTTGGCGGGCTTGTTACTGGTCGTCCTTGGATTGAAACAGTATCCGCATTTACATTCTACGAAGCATTTGGAACAACCGCGGCATTAACAACCACACAGTATGTGAGTGGTAATAAGATTTATGTGTATGCATCAACATGGGATGTACCTGAATATCAGAATAGCAGAGTAGTTGTAAACGACATTGAACTATTGAATATTGGCGATAGAGGCCATAATATGGTGGTGTTGGATTCTTATGGTGATTTAGTTAGTACAGCAAATTATGACACATATGGAGTTGCTGGTGATTTAACTTTGTTGGCAAACGCATTAAACGGAGTTGCCAGTGGTAACATTGTGGTACTTACTGTTTGGGATGCCTCTGCATTAAATGCCACCGTAAGAACAGCAATCAATAATGGGTATGGTTCTACTAACAGCAACACATGGACTGCTGATCGTACTAGTCAACTCTTTATTGGTATTAAAGCATAATGGGTGTACAAAATCCTAACTCGACCAACCTACATTTGACCTGTTGGATTATAATCTAACACTAGCACCTGGCGAAACAATCAGTGTGTTTGTCAGCAGTGGTGGCTCCTTAACAAGGTCTGCTATTGGTTTAACCTGGTTAGTAGATTAACCATAATCATTGACAACTCCCATTTATCTGCGTATACTATAGGACTAAAACCTATAAATATACGACTATGATATTTGGATACTTCACTCTAATCGTTGCACTGATCATCAGTGCCATTGCGGCCT